CGCCGAACCTGAAAAACAGCAGGTATCAAGTTCGGCAGCTAGTTTGGCTTCTACTCGCAAACAATTACAAATGTATCAGGATTTAGCACAAAAAGTTTTACAAGACCGTAAAGTTCCTAAACGCACAAAGTCTAAAGAAGTAGAAGGCTTCTTTACCAGAGCAATGGGACTCTTGGGTCTGTAGAAGATTCGCTGGCTACCCGCAACGATGCGGCCCCAGCACAACCGGAGCGGCTACCCACAGCCATGTGGCCCCGCAAGTGAGGTAAATAAAATGGCAAAAGCAAGAGGCCACCGTGCCAACAAAGCAAACGACTCTTTCGGAACCATCAACAACGACCAGCTTTACAAAGGAAAGTACCGTGAAGAGGTCTACGAAGATGACGATGAAGAGGTAGAAGCCCAAAGTGAAGCTGACCCCGAAGACGTTTTGGCTACTCAGCAGAAAGGCGAAGCCGGAGAAAGCTTTGCAGCAGCAAAGAAAGAGCCGGAAGAATCACACGACTACAAGAAACGCTACGACGACCTAAAGCGTCACTACGACGAAAAGGTCAACGAGTTCAAACAGGAGATTACCGAACTTAAATCTGCAGTACGTTCTAGCGATGTTGAAATGCCACAAGGTATTCCGATGCCGAAGACAATGGAAGAACTGCAGCAATTTAAGGACAACTATCCTGAAATATTTGAAGTCGTCCAGTCGGTTTCTGCTATGCAAGCACAGGCACAATTGTCTGAATTGCAAAATGAGATTGGCGTAATCAAAGAACGCGAAAAGGAAATGGAAAAGAAGAAAGCCTACGCTGAACTTCTCCAGCTTCACCCGGACTTTGACCAGCTAAAATCAGATCAGGCATTTCTTGAGTGGTTGGATGAACAGCCTGAATCACTAAGTGACGGGATCTACAAAAATAGCACTAACGCTCGTTTGGCTGCACGTGTTGTTGATCTCTACAAAGCTGATAAGAATATCAGTACAAAACCGAAACAGACTAGATCTAAGCAAGGTGACGCAGCAGCCGCTGTAACTCGCCAAGCACCCAAAGAAATCGCTACAAGAGATAGTGGTGGGAAGATCTGGAAAGCTTCACAAATCGCCAAGATGAAACCGTGGGAGTTCGAAAAGCACGAAGCTGAATTGGACGCTGCACGTTCTGAAGGGCGAATCGACTACCAATCTTAAACCTCAAAATGAAGGAAGGAAAAGCAAATGGCTTTTAATTCGGCTTCAGGTTACAATAACCTGCCTTCCGGTAACTTTACACCGGAAATCTTTAGCCAAAAAGTTCTCAAGTTTTTCCGTCGCGCTTCGGTTGCTGAAGACATCACAAATACCGATTACGCTGGCGAAATTGAGAACTACGGCGATACGGTTCGCATCATCAAAGAACCAACAATCACTGTGTCTGCATACTCACGCGGTTCAGTGGTTTCTCCACAAGACTTGGCTGACGACCAGACAACTATGGTTGTTGACCAAGCTAACGCTTTCGCATTCAAGATCGATGACATCGAAGAGCGTCAGTCTCATGTTAACTTTGAGGCACTGGCTACTTCTTCAGGTGCATACTCTCTGAAGCGTAAGTACGACTTCAACGTCCTGCAAGCAATTGCTGACGGTGCTGGCATTGCTGGTGCTGATGACGCATCACTTGCTGGTGGTCTGTTGTCAACCAACACTGCTCTGGGTACTGCTGGTACACCAATTGCAGTTCACACTGCTCCAGACAACGCTGTCAACCTGATGCTTGAAATGGCAAAAGAACTTGACGAACAGTCTGTTCCAGAAGAAAACCGTTGGTTCGTAGCCTCTCCTGCATTCTACGCCAAGCTGTTCTCAGCGGGTGCCAAGTTTGCAGAAGTACAGGTAACTGGCGATAACACTTCACCTCTGCGTAACGGTCTTGTTATGCAAGGTAACATTGCTGGCTTCCGTTGCTACAAGTCAACTGCCTTGACTACTGGCGGTACAGACGCAGTTAGCATCACTGGTGTTGCTGCAGCCGAC